TCTAAAATCAGCTAAATAATGTGCTATGTTCTCTCTAAGAACACTAGTTGAATTGTTTGTTAATTTAGATTGAGCATCTAGGCTAAGAATGTAAACTTTAATTTTATTTTGTTGTTCAAAAACACCACATCTAAATGGTACACCAAAACTACCAGGCATTTGAGCTATTCTAGTTTGATAATCTTTAATTGTTACTGCTCTGTTTTGTGAAGCGAAATTATATCTTACAAGATTTCTTATTTCTTCAACACTAGGAGTGTTTTTACCACCTAGAGCTGGGAATGCATTATTAACTTTAATAGAAGCCTTAACAGCTGCATTTATTAATGGTTTAGGTCCATTAACACTCATATTCATTAAACCAACATTAGTTAATACGTTTGGTCCAACATTACTATCTGAACCGCCACCTACTCTATATTTAATAAACATTGTAGTGTTTGCTGTAGGTGTCACACCTAAAGACATATTGTTAATAAAATCACCAATTTGATTAACCAAAGCAGTGTTTGTATCAAAATCACAAAGACTGCTTGTATCTTGATTACCTCCACCTAAAATAATTTTTGTAAAACCTAAATCTGTATATTCTCTAATAAATTTTTTATTGGTTGATATCCATTTTCCTGGTCTTACACTAGAACTATCTGTTATTCTGGAATTATCTTCGATGAAGACTTTATCTTCAGCTAATGCATCCATTTCAAACCATCTATTATCTAAATTTAAAAAATCATCTAATACTGGTAGTTTTGTATAATCTGTTCCTGGTAGAGTAATTATTGATTCAATTGAAATAACATTATCTTCTGGTAATATTATTTCTAAAAATGGTTTAACATCAGAACTAGTTAATACTCTTTTAAAAACCTTAGAAGAACCATTAGAAACAATTTCTCTTTTTGTTAGTGTATAGTTAGATAAATTACCATTTGAATCTACATTTGGAATTATTAGTCTATTAGGTATTCCGTTAATATTAAACGGATTACTAAAATCAACATCATTATTAAGTTCAAATACCTTACCAGCTCCATTTACTTGAGAACCTGTTCTGATAACTGGAGCATATGAAATATCAAATGAATCACCAAGTACTGGAACCGTTACAGAAAAATCAACAATAGTTACACTAGGTCTTTTACCTGGTATTTTTAAACCAAATGTTCTAGCCATAGAAAGTATTGATTTTCTTTCTTTAGCGTAATCTATTTGTGTTTCTTGAAACATTCTATCAGTATTGGTTGATAACATATCACCAACAGCGGCATTAAGTTCCAAAAGCATCATACCTACAGATGCATCATTAAAATCTCCAAAAATATCTGGATAGTATTGTTTAACCATATTCACCAAATCGCTACGTATTTCAGCGAAATTTCTAGAGGTATATTGTATTCCTGTATTTGCCATTATATATTAATTATTACTAAGTCTTGTGTCGTAAAGACATCATCTGTTATTGTATATTTTATTGTAACCACTGCAGCATATTCACTTTCAGGTGATTCATCTACTGATATTTCATCGATATTTAACTTAGGTAAATATCTTTTTACCACTGTAGTTATTTCTGTCTTAATCGCTCCAAGTGTTAAACTATCGTTGGGTTCGAATATAAATTTTAATAAATCTGTTCCGAAATCTGGGTTATAAAGTCTTTGCCCTTTTCTAGTTAGAATTAGGTGCATAAGGTCACTTTTTATAGCTTTTTCATCGGTAGAAGTTAAATCTAAGAAAAAACCTTTAGGACTATCTTTGAAGGGGTAGTTTATATTTATATATTTAGTCATATATTCTTTTTTAGATAAATATAATAATAATTTATTTTTATAAGTAAATATGGAAATAAAAAAAGGGACCTAAATGGTCCCTTTGATTTTATTATGATGAACATCCGAAGCATTCAAATTGACTGTCTTGCGGTTTTTCTGGTTTATTCTTATCCATATCAATTGCTAAGTGTTTAGCTTTATTATCAACAGATTGACTTCTAAGATAATATTGACCTGTTTTAAGACCTAATTTCCATGCAAGTGTATGTGAAGTAGTTAACTTACCGACAGTTGGTGTAGAGAAGAAAATATTAAGACTTTGTGACTGGTCAACAAATGGTCCTCTATCAGCTGACATCTCAATTAGTGATTTTTGTGATATTTCCCAAACAGTTTTATATCTTTCTTTGATATCTTCACTTATTGTTGGTATATTTTGAACACTACCATCATTTTTCATCAATTCTTGAAGTGTTTCTCTATTCCAAATTCCAGCTTCTTCTAATTCTCTAACCAAGTGTTTATTTACCATTGCAAACTCACCACCTGTTACTCTTCTAACATATAAGTTAGATGTGAATGGTTCGAAAGCTTCATTTGAACCAATTACACGAGCAGAACTAGCTGTTGGTGGTTCACATGTTAATAATGAGTTTCTAACACCATGTTTTAGGATGTCTTCACGTAACCCATCCCAATCATGTATTCCAAATAAATCATCTTTTGTAAGTCCCCACATTTCCCATTGGAAAATACCCTTAGATATTGGTGACCCCTCATAACCATCATATGTTAAACCAGTTTCTTTCGCTAAATCACAAGACTCTCTTAATGCGTTAAAGTAAATGGTTTCATAAATATTTTTATTCAACACTCTAGATTCTGGTGATGTAAAAGGTAATTTAAGCAACGCAAATACGTCAGCTAAACCTTGTGTACCAATTCCTAATGCTCGTTGCTCTAAACCACCCTTACGACCTTCTTCAGTTGAGTATTCGTTTATTTCTAACGCAATATTCAGTGATTTTGTTATTGAACGTGTGACACGACCTAATTCGTCATAATTATAAACACCATCTTTAACAAATTTTTGAAGTGGAATACTAGAAAGTGTACAGATAGCTGTTGTTTTGGCATCAGTTACTTGAAATATTTCAGCACAAAGATTACTAGAGTGGATTACACCCATATTCTTTTGATTTGATTTAATGTTTGCTGAATCTTTAAAACACATGTAAGGCATTCCAGTTTCAATTTGAGCTTCAAGTATCTTCAACCATAAATCATGTGCTTTTATTTTAGTACCAATACCAAGCTCTACAGCCTTGTTATATTCTTCTTCGTATTCGGTACCATAAATTTCATAAAATGGTTTTAAACCAGCTGTTTTAATGTCGTGTGGGCAAAATAAATACCATTCAGAATTTGTTTCAACTGCTCTCATGAAATTATCAGGAATCCAAAGTGCTGAAAATAAATCTCTGGCTCTAAGACTCTCATCACCAGTTTTCTTTCTCATATCTAACACATCGAATATATCTTTATGCCATGGTTCGATATAAATAGCACATGAGCCTGGTCTTTTACCTCTTTGATTCCAAAATCTAAGTGCTTCGTTCACAACCTTAAGATATTTGAAGATACCACCAGCTTTACCATCAGAATTACCAACGTTGGTTTCTCTAGAGCGAATGTTAGAAACAGCTAACCCAATACCCTCAGCTTTAGAAGATGAGATAGATATTCTACCTAACATATCTAATAACCCTTCAGTTGAATCGTCTGGAACAATTGATAAATTACATGAAGCAATTTGAGCAACTTTGGTGCCAATATTTATTTTTATAGGTGTTGCTGGAGAATCTTGTTGCTTACTTAAATCATTGTACTTTTCTTTAAAAGAATCAACAGTATTAGTCATCATAAGAGCAACACGAACATATAATTGTTGAGGTCTTTCAATAATTTGCCCATCTTTTGTTTTTAAAAGATAAATATCTTTAAGTGAACACCAACCAAAATAATCGAAATTGAAATCTCTATTATAATCAATTACTGATTCAATAACTTCAATATTTTCTTTTACTTTGTTGTAATATACTTCATTTAACAAACCAGCATTATATTGCTTTTTGGTTGCTTTCATGAAATTATCTTCAGTTTCTTTGTGAAGTTTACTGATAGCTATATTTGCAGCCAAGATTGAATAATCTGGGTGATTCATTGATAATGATTCTGCAACAATTGAAATTAAATCATCAACTTCGTTTGTTGTCATATCATTAGCTATCCCTTGGGTAACTTTCAAAAATACTTCATCAGGGTTAACTTTTAATTTATCTGATTGTTTTTTGATTCTTAATAAGATTTTATTTGGATTAAAATCTATTTTTTGTCCGTTTCTTTTTATTACTTGCATATTTTATTTATATTTCTTCATCAAATGAAATAGCACCAGATAAATCAGCTGCTTTATACTCTGAAGACCTTCCTTCAAAGAAATTTTGTTTTGTTTTAAGTGTTATTTGATTCATAAAATCAAATGGGTTTTTTGAATTGAATTCTTTATCACAACCTAATTGAATTAATAACCCATCAACTACGAATTCTAAGTATTGTTTCATTAAATCAGCATTCATTCCAATCAATGAAACTGGTAAAGACTCTGTAATGAATTCTTTCTCTATTTCTAAAGCAGATAAAAAGATTTCACGTATTCTATCTTTACTTGGTTTATTTACGATGTGATTATTTAATAAATGTATCGCAAAATCAGCATGTAAAGCTTCATCTCTAGAGATAAATGTGTTAGAATCACATAATCCAGGCATAAGACCTCTTGATTTCAAATAGAAAATACTACAGAATGAACCTGAAAAGAAAATACCTTCTACTGCAACAAACGCAATAAGTCTTTCAACGAAAGATTCTGATTCAATCCATTTAAGTGCCCATTCAGCTTTTTTCTTAACTGGTGGCATGTATTCAATAGCTTTAAAACATTCATTTCTTTCTTTGGTATCTTTGATATAAGTATCAATAAGAAGTGAATACATATGGCTATGTATATTTTCCATCATAATTTGGAATCCGTAAAAAAATTTAGCTTCTGAATATTGAACTTCATTTAAAAAGTTAATAGCTAGGTTTTCATTTACAATACCGTCTGATGCAGCAAAAAATGCTAATACGTTTTATTCCAATCCTCAATGTCTTTAGATAAATCAACTTCTTTTACTGTCCACATAGCATCTTGCTCTATTTCATAGTAATCCCACAAGTCTTGGTGGGTAATTGGGAAAATAACAAACCTGTCTGGGTTTGGTTTTAAAATTGGTTCAATCATTGTTTTGTTTTTATTATTTATTATTTGGTGTTCCAAAAATTTCATTTTTTAATGCAGCATTTCTAGAATCTAATACTTCATTAACCCTATTTTGAATTTTAACCTCTGAATTCTTTTTATATTCACTACGAGTAGAAGCTTCTTTGTTTTGACCCATTTCTATTTG